CGGTATCGATGTTGCAGCCAGTCATGTTGCCGACCACATCGTCGGCGAAGTGGCGACCCATGCGGCTGTCGAGGAAATCACGGATGCCGATCATCTCGTCCTCGCTGTCGACGCCAATGGCATCAGCAATCAGGCGCAAGGCGAGCGTCCAGACCTCCGCGCTGCGGCAGTCGCGATGCGGGCAAACAGTCAGGGCCCGGAAGAACCCGTAATCCTCGTTGCGGCTGGGTAGAATAGGGTGCGTGGTCATGGTGGTGGCTCCGTGGTCTTCGGACAGGCAGTTCAGGGAGGGATTGGTCATTGGGCTGCGCCTTCGGGGGCGTGGGCTTCAGGGTTGAGTTCAATCCATCCCCCGTCCCGCCAGACGTAGAGGTGGCAGAGCTGACAGGTCGGGCGCTGCAGGATCACTGGGTCGCGGGGCGGATCAAAGCAGTCCAGCGCGTCCGCGCGCACTTGCCGGATTTCCTTCGCCGCGAGGATGTCCTCGGGCGCCCAGCGGGCCAGCGCTGGGAGCATATGGGCAGGGTAGCCGTCAAAGTGACAATAAATGTGGGCCCATTCTCCGGGCCCGATCTCGATGGCGATCTGCGCGCGCGTGCTCATGACTGTCTCCTTGTTGCGGTGTTTGCGCGGGCTCAAATGAACCCGTGCTGTTTTAGGACGGAGACAACATCGGCCAGCTCGATCGTCAGGCAGTCGATCCCGATCCGGCCCGCCATCTCGAAGACCTCAGCGTTCAGGCTGATGTCGTTGAAATGGCCCTGCAGCGCGGGCACGGTCATGGCCTGAGTGAAGCGGCTGCGGTCGATGAAAATGCGTGTCGTGTCAGAAGTGGTGGCGATGGCCATGTGCGTGTCCTTTCAGGAGTGGGGTGTGGGCGTGTGGGGATTCAAGCGGCGCGGCGTCCAGTCTCAAAAGCCTCCTCGAGCGCCGCGCGGATGGACCAGACGGCGACATCATGGAAGTCGAGGCGGTCGCGGTTGCGGATTTCCAGCGTCTCGACGGTGTGGAAATGCTTCGCTGCGATCTCCAGCAGCAGGGCTTCGCTGGGGGCTTTGGCGAGGGTGGTGGTCTTCATGGTCATGGCGTTGTCTCCGGGGCTGAGTTGCATCGTTTTCCTGCACCCAGAGTCGCTCTATGTGGGAGTGTAATCAACTGAATAAGATCATTATTCTCATTTAGTTCCAATATGTTAAGGATATTCACAGCGCCATGGAAGGTATGTCTGAACGCGCCTATGCCGACCATTCCAGGCTCTCGCGCGGGGCCGTGCAAAAAGCACGTAAAACCGGACGGTTGGTCCTGTTTCAGGACGGGTCGATCAATGCTACCGCCTCGAACGCACGGCGCGGGGCGATGACAGACCCCGATCAGCAGATGCGCGCGCGGGGTGGGGTTGGCGGGGCCAGCAGCAACGACGGCCCCGCAGTCTCCGGGCCTGGCGACAGCACATCCTACCTGAAAGCCCGCACAGCGCTGACTGTCTACCAGGCGCAGGAACGCCAGCTGTCGCTCCAAAAGAAAAAGGGCACGCTCGTAGATCGCGCTCGCGCCGAGACGCTGGTGTTCCGCCTGGCCCGCCAAGAGCGGGATGTCTGGGTCACCTGGCCCACCCGCGTGGCGGCCCTGATGGCCGCGCAATTGTCCGCAGAAATGGAGAAGGCATCGGGAGCACCCGTGACGATCAAAACTGCGATCCTGCAAAGGGTGCTGGAAACCCATGTCCGAGAGCAGCTTACCGCCTTGGCAGACCTCAGGGTCTCGCTTGCATGAGGGAACACATGATCACAGCCTGAACGACGGCGACCTGACCGAGGGGCTTGACCTTGGCTTTGACGGCGCTGAGGAAATCCTGAGCGTTTGGCGGCGCGGGATCCGGCCTGATCCAGATCTGACAGTTTCGGAATGGGCCGATGCGCATCGCAAACTGTCGTCCCGCGCCAGTGCAGAACCCGGGCAATACCGCACCTCGCGCACGCCCTATCTGCGCGAGATCATGGACGCGCTGTCACCGCGCCACCCGGCGCAGCGGATCAGCTTCATGAAGGCCGCACAGGTTGGCGCCACGGAGGCGGGCAACAACTGGATCGGCTTTGTCATTCACCACGCGCCAGGGCCGATGCTTGCGGTGCTGCCGACCCTGGAGATGGCAAAACGCACATCGCGTGGACGGATTGACCCGCTGATTGAGGACAGCCCGGCGCTGCGGGAGAAGGTGAGCCCAGCCCGCTCGCGGGACGCGGGCAATTCGATGCTGTCGAAAGAATTCCCCGGCGGCATTCTGGTGTTGACCGGGGCAAACTCAGCCACTGGCCTGCGCTCGATGCCCGCGCGTTATGTGTTTTTGGATGAGGTTGACGCCTATCCGGCCTCCGCAGACGAGGAAGGCGACCCGGTCACACTGGCCGAGGCCCGAACCACAACCTTTGCGCATCGCCGCAAGGTGTTCATGGTCTCGACCCCGACCATCCGGGGGCTCAGCCGGATTGAGCGTGAGTTTGAGGCATCGGACCAGCGGCGCTACTTCGTGCCCTGTCCCCATTGCAGCCATATGCAATGGCTGCAGTTCGAGCGGCTGCGCTGGGACAAGCGGCAGCCAGAAACGGCCATGTATCATTGTGTGGGCTGCGAAAAGCCTATCGCAGAGCATCATAAGACAGAGATTCTGGCCAAGGGTGAATGGCGTGCAACGGCAGTGTCCGCAAACCCGAACGCGATCGGCTTTCACCTATCGGCGCTTTATTCGCCGATCGGCTGGAAAAGCTGGGAGCAGATCGCCCGTGACTGGCTGGCAGCCCAAGGCTCGGACGAAATGCTGCGCGCGGCGCGCAACACGCTGCTGGGCGAAACGTGGGTCGAAAGTGGCGACGCGCCGGAATGGCAGCGCCTCGCGGATCGCCGCGAGACGTTCGTGGCACAAATCCCAGCACGCGGCCTGTTTCTGACCGCGGGAGCGGACGTGCAGAAGGACCGCATCGAGGTAGATGTCTGGGCCTGGGGCCGTGGCCTAGAAAGTTGGCTTGTCGATCATGTCGTGATCCCTGGCGGGCCGGATGATCCTGCCTGCTGGAACCAGCTGACGGCCCTTCTTGGCCAGACATGGGTTCATGAACACGGCGCTGTGATGCCACTGGCGAAGCTGGCAATCGACACAGGTTATGAGACGGCTGCCGTCTATGCATGGGCCCGCATCCAAGGCATCGCACAGGTGGCGCCCGTCAAAGGCATGGAAGGGTTCAACCGAACAACGCCCGTCTCTGGCCCGACCTTCGTTGATGCGACCGTAAACGGACGAAAGCTCAAGCGCGGCGCGCGTCTCTGGACGGTGGCTACCGCCACTTTCAAGGCGGAGACCTATCGCTATCTGCGGCTCGAGCGGCCCAATGATGAAGACCGCGCCAGTGGCGTTTCAAATCCAGCAGGCACGATCCACCTGCCGGACTGGGCAGATAGCGAATGGCTGAAGCAGCTGGTGGCCGAGCAGCTCGTCACAATCCGTAACAAGCGGGGCTACGCGCGCCAAGAATGGCAAAAGATGCGCGAACGCAATGAGGCGCTCGATACCCGGGTGTACGCTCGGGCCGCTGTCTGGATCCTCGGTGCTGACCGCTTCGATGAACGGATGTGGCGGCAGCTCGAGAAACAGGCCGGAGTTGAGACGATCACGGCGGCCGCCAAAGCCGACACTGACACACCGTCCGAGCCTCAGGCCGGGCGGATCGCTACCCCGCGCAAGCGCGGTTGGCGGGTAAGCACACCAAAATACATGGAATAACCTATGACTCTCGATGATCTTAAATCCCGCCACAGCGCGCTGCTGGCGGCGCGGTACAGCGGCACGCGCTCTGTAAGCTATGATGGCAAAACCCTGACCTATGGCACAGATGCTGAGCTGGCCGCTGCGATCGGAGACATCGAACGCCGCATTGCGAAACTTGAGCGCGGCGCTGGGCGCATCTCTCGCCCCCATGCCGCAAAGGACCTGTGATGAACTGGCGGCAGCGTCTCGGGGCCTTTGTTGGTGGTTTTGATGCTGGCCAGCATCACCGCCGTCTGCGCGGGTTCCAGGCGAC